CAGTCTTGATAGTTTAACAGTTCTATATTTAGGACAGTTCCACCAGTTAATATATTGTGGCTCACCTCCAGCTTCTAAGATCATCATTCCTCTTTCATCATCCCAAGCATCTGCATAGTTGTGAGGTAATGCATTGCCAATATAATGAATAGGACCTTTGACTTGACGCTTATGGAAGTGTCCACTAAACACATATTCTTGGTTCTTAAAATGATCTGCTTGTAGTTCACCTGTATCAGGCATCTGTACCATAGCATTCATGTAGAAACTAGGAAGTTCAAAGTGACCAAATATGTATTTGCTTTTAATCTTTGGAATCTTTTTCCATTCATCACCAACTAACCAAGGAATCAAAGTAGTATCACCATCGGTCATCATCTCATTTACCATAGTGATGCCCGGAATGTGCCTTCCAAAGTCAATTGAATTAATATCTCTTTTATCTTTATAGTATAAATCGTGGTTACCAGGAAAGAAGTAGAACTTTTCAAATGCCTTACCTAGCTTTTCAAGGCACCGAATGGTTGCGTCCATGGTAGTAATGTTTAGACTGTTTCGATTATGATGCCAGTCACCACAAAATATTCCAGTTTCACAACCGTTTTCTTTTGCTTGTTCTATATACCAATCTATAAATTCTTCACAGTCATCATTATGAATCTTTGAGTTAGACTTCAACCCAAAGTGTATGTCTGTAAATACCGCTACTTTTTTAAACAAAATAAATCCTCACAACTTATATTCTTATTAGTGTACATGAAAAAACAACATTTGTCAAATGTTATTTGTCCGATGTTTTTGTTGCCTTATTATGATCTGCAACCTGCTTTTCCCATTGACCTTGATTCTGTCTAGTAAAGGAAGGATTCATATGATTCATTTCTAATATGTCATCACGAATATTTTGATTACGTTTTTCAATGTTAATGATTCTAACAAATGAATTCGTTACCGCCGCAGTATAGTATGCAAATGGATTGTTTGACTTTGACTCATCAAACTGTAATCCAATCTGTGTTAACTGTAATATAGCTTGACCTTTCATTTCGTCATTGTATGTGTATCCTCTTACGTTACCTCTTGTTGCATAACGTTCACACAGTTTCATCCACATCAAAGCTAATTTATTGGTTGCTTGACCATGTACCTTACTAAAGTTACCATTGTCCATACCACCTTCCCAGTGACTTTTACCTACAACCTTTGCCTCACCGTTTTCATCATGTTTATAATGTACAAATGGTGGAAAGTTTAGTTTAGTTTTAGTATCAGCAATAGTCTTAGGATTCTTCTTACGTCCTTTTTCTTCTGGAATGTGATCATATGTCATTACACGGAAGATAAGCTCTTCTTTAGTAATCTTTTTATAGTCTATGGCACATTCTGCCTGTTTAACCTTTTCGCCTAAACCTTTTCTTCGCTCGTATTCAGCTAATCCAAGTCTTTTGGCCTTATTTCTCTTTGCTTCTGCTATTGTTCTAATATTGATCTTGTCTACACTAGGCAAAATAATATCAAACATAGCATGATCGTCGTCTGTATAACTACAAAACGTGCTTTTTGATTTATGTATTTCTTTTAAAATGTCTCTATTGTTAAGATAATTCACTCTTTTCATATTTGTTTTCTCCAAACCTTAAATATAGTACTATTATAAACTACGCAGTTAAAAAAGTCAACTAAATACTTATAGAAGTTAACCAAAAGGATCGTAATGGGAAATGTAGTAGACAGCAATGGTAATCCGGTAAGAGATAGTAAAGGGAATCCAGTTCGATCTGGATCAACTATTGATAGTGGATCACAACCTAATGCAGTATCTAATGCTTCTCTAGAAGGAGCAATGGCTTCTGTATCTAATTTTATAGATCCCAAAGGATTTGGTAAATCTCTGCGTGACAAGTTTATTCCTAAAAATGGAGAAGGTCCTATTAAGGACTTAAAGTCGGAACCAGCAACTTTTAAAAAACAAGCTGATCGTGATTGGCGTGTTAGGTTAAGTGTGCCTAAAGTTGAACCGTACATTAGTTCTCCGTTGTTTAACCCTTTGGTACCAACTAACGGGTTAGTGTTTCCTTATACACCTACAGTAATTGTAAGTCATAGTGCAAACTACAATTCTATTGCACCTACACATAGTAATTATCCGTATTTTGCTTATCAGAACTCACAAGTGGACCAGTTGGTTATCACTGGAGACTTTTTTGTACAGAACGCAGGTGAGGCACAATATTGGGTAGCAACTTTACATTACTTAAGAAGTATGACTAAAATGTTTTATGGTGGCGCCGAAGAAACAATTGGATCACCTCCACCGGTAGTAAAGCTAAACGGATATGGAGATCATATTTTTAATAATGTTCCTGTTATTATAACACAGTTTCAAATTGATCTACCACAAGATGTTGACTACATTCAAACAGGAATAGTACAACAAAGTGCAGGACAACCAGAGGCATCAAAGGCAGGCATTGACGGACCTGCAGGTAACACATCAAAGAGTCAAACGTCAGAAGAAAAAAGATTAGCAACCATGACAGGTTATGCACCTTCACAGAGTTTAGTAACAGTTACAGTACAACCTCTTTACAGCAGACGTGAAGTTGAACAATTTAGTTTACAAAAATATGTTAACGGCGGCTACATTGGTAGTAGCGATAAAGGATTCATCTAATGGAATACAGTCAATCAAGTCCTTGGAAATTAACTCCTGAAAACGCAACAGGAGAGCATTTGGATCTACTAAGAATTAGACCAATCCCGTCACAATCCGACGATGTACTTTATACTATAGAACCACAGTATAATCAAAGACCAGATCTACTAGCTTATGATATGTATGGCAATCCTCATTTATGGTGGGTGTTTGCACAACGTAACCTAGACACAATAGAAGATCCTATATATGATTTTGTTTCAGGAACAGATATTTACGTACCAAAAGGCGGACCGTTAAAAAGTTTGCTAGGAGTATAAGATGGCCTTAACCCAAAAGCAACAAGATGCACTCAGCGGTAGAGGAGAATTTGCCACAGAACAAACAGGTGGTTCAGCTACAACTGATGCAAACGGCAATAAAACTGATGCAACAGAAGGAACCACAACAGTAGGACCAAACGGCGAAGAAAAGAAAACTCCACCTACTGAAGTAATTTATAAAGACAGCAAGAATATTGTAAAAAATGTTTTAGAACAGTATCGTTCTTATAATACAGTCTGGTCATTGTTTATCTTAACACCAGACGAATATGCCAAACCCGATGACACTTTTATGAAAAGCGAACCTTTGATCAATGTTATCAAAGGAGCAGGTGGAAGTCAAAACGTTGATGGTGCAACTGCTGGAAGAAGAGTTACAACGCAGATGGAAGATAAACTTGGCAGGGTAGAATATTACATCGACAATGTTGAGATAGAAAGTCTACTTGGTAACAGTGGACCAACCAGAGTACCACCAGTTCACCAATTTAGATTTGAAGTAACAGAGCCATACAGTATGGGACAGTTTTTGGAATCACTACAGGTTGGAGCCATAACAGCAGGATATATGTCTTACATAGATGCACCTGTGTTATTAATGTGCGAGTTTATTGGACACACCGACGATGACAGAACTGTAAGAGTTGCAAAAAGATATTTTCCAATGCAGATGATGGCCGCAAACATGACAGTAGATGCCGGTGGAACAAAATATGCTTGTGAAGGCATTGGTAAGTCAGGTAATATGTATAGAGATTCTGTGCAAACTTTAACAACTGATGTTATGATTGTTGGAGGTAGCGTAGAAGAAGCATTACAAAGTGGAAGTCAAAGTTTATCAAGAGTACTAAACACTACTCTGTTAGAAAGAGAAGCAACAGAAACTCAGCAATTTGCTGATGAATATATTATTATGTTTCCTAAGGAAGAACAACTTGCCAGTAACAGTAACCCTGGTGAAGATCAAGGCAGTGGCGACAAAGCAACTTATGATCCTAAAGAAGTATTTGAATCTAGATACGGTGAAGGCCAAGGTAAACAAATTGTAAACTATGAAGACTGGATACAACACATCACAGGATTTAGTGTTAAGCGATCCAATACATCAGATGCTCTAAGAGCCAACACGGTTGAGTTAGAAACTATTAACAACATAGGAAAAGCTAAACTGTTAGAAGACAAACTAGGCAAAGGCGGAATTAAGCCAGGCACATACTACGGAAGTTATGATGCTAAGAAAGGTGTCTTTGAACAGGGCATGATTACAATACCTAGTGATAAGAGAGCATTTAAGTTTACCAAAGGAACAAAGATAAATCAAATAATTGAAGAAATGGTAATAGCTAGTCAGTACGGAAAAGACTTAACTAAAAAACCTGTTGATGCTAAAGGGTACAGAGATTGGTTCAGTATTAAAGCAATGATGTTTCAACTTCCTGTAAAACAGGTAGAATCAATCAAAGCTAGAATGCCTAGGATCTATGTCTTCCAAGTTATTCCTTTCAAGGTCCATGCAAGTCTATGGATGGCACCGGGTGATGTTGCACCAGGAACCAAAGAGCTGTTAAGAGAAATTAGAAAAGAATACAATTACATTTACACAGGTAAAAACAAAGACGTACTAAATTTTGACATCAAATATAACTTTGCATTCCTTACAAGAACTCCACAGGACAAAGGTCAAGGAGCTCGACAGGAAGGAGATGCCGAAAGTGCTAGTGCTAAGAACAACAACCAAGTAGCAGGTGTTGAAAATAAATCAACTGGAACAAAAGTAGAACCTGATTCTAATCCGTTAAAGCCAATTGGATCTCTTGATGTACAACAGATAACAACAGGCATGGGTGCAACGGGTATAGATGCCAAGGATAAGATAGCTAGAGATTTCCATTCTGCATTGATGAATGCCAAGGTTGACTTGGTTGAATGTAACATGAATATTTGGGGCGACCCGTGGTTCCTAAGTGATAGTGGAATAGGAAACTATCAAGCAGAACCAGGACCAGTCATGTTTGACGACAAGACAGGACAAATGGATTATATAAGACAGCAGGTGTTTGTTAATGTAGTATTTAGAACACCGTTTGATTACAATTCTGTTGAAGATGGCGGTATGCTTAAAGTAGCAGGGGAAGGTGCAACAGTTAAACAGTTTAGTGGTCTATATAGAGTAGTTTCAGTAAACTCCTCGTTCACTAACAATCAGTTTACACAAGATTTAAAAATGCTTAGAATGCCTAACCAAACAGATCTTGACACAAAAGATAAACCATCTAGCTCAGATGTTGGACCAACAAAAGAACAGACAGGTAAAACAGATTTAAATTCTCCACCTGACAGAGCTGGAGAAACAAAAACAGCAAAAAGCCAAACTAATACAAAAGAGTTTACTGGAAAGAGCATATCAGAACAACAGAAAATTTTAGCAGATATTGTTAACCAAGCCAAAGAAGGCACGTTAACTGATCTTATCGGTAACGGTGAAGCACCAGGAGAGTTTACAACACTAGCGGGTAAACTTGAAAGCCTTGGTACAGACGTAGCTGAAAAAATAGCCGCAGTACGAAACAGAAACTTTAATACGGATATAGGAACATAATGTCTGATCTTCCACAAAAGAATCAACAGATTGATAGAGTAAGTAAGCACACTGAACCTAAAGGTTCACCAGGTCCCTACGAAGCTAGAGTTGTTAACAATCTTGATCCTGAATTCCACGGTGCTTTAACAGTACAGCTAATAAAAACAAATACAGACAGTAACGTTCCGTTTGCAGAAGGAGAATTATATACAGCAAAATATCTTTCACCCTTTGCAGGTAACACCCCATTACACGCCAACACGGAAAACAACGGATACAGAGATAGCCAACAGTCATATGGATTCTGGGCTGTTCCACCTGATGTAGGTACAAAGGTACTTGTAATTTTTGCAGAAGGTAACCCCAACTTATGTTATTGGTTAGGATGTATCAATGACAAGTTTATGAACTTTAGTGTTCCTGGCAATGCATCAACAACAAACCATATAGGATCACCAGACAATCTTAGAGGAAAGAAGCTACCCGTAGTTGAATACAACAAAAAAGTTGAAACAGCAGTTGGCTTCGACCCAACAAAATTTTTTAAACCGTATCAACAAAAATTTGTTGAAAACCTGCAGACCAGAGGTCTGCTCGAGGACGAGACCCGCGGTACGACTTCGTCGTCCGCACGGCGTGAAGTACCTAGTGCAGTTATCGGCATAAGCACTCCTGGACCTGTAGACAAAGCCAAAGGTGCTCCTAAAACTAGAGTAGGATCTAAGGAAGATTTTGCAAGTATTTTTAAAGCAAGACTTGGCGGAAGTAGTTTAGTGTTTGATGATGGTAATGACAAATACCTAAGAAGAAAAACTGCAAGTGAAGGTTCACCTGATTATGCAAATGTTAATTTAAATGAGCTAGATGGCAAACCAGATTTATTGCATAATGAACTTGTACGTTTACAAACAAGAACAGGTCATCAAGTATTATTACACAACACAGAAGATTTAATTTACATTGGTAACAGCAGAGGAACAGCTTGGATAGAATTAACAAGTGATGGTAAGATAGATATATTTGCTGAAGACTCAATCAGTATGCATACTAAAAATGATTTCAATCTAACAGCAGATAGAAACGTAACAATTGAAGCTGGTGCTAATCTAAGTTTAAAAGCATCAGGAGATTATATAGGAACAAAAATTACTAAAGGTAGAGTACAGATAGAATCAAGCGAAAACACAAATGTATTAGTAGGTGGTAGCACACAAATCACAACAACGTCAAATTTTGATGTTAACACAACCGGAGCAAACAAACTTACAGCAGGTGGATCAATTGATATACTCAGTGGAGGCAATCATACCGAAACAGCGGCCAACATTCATATGAATGGTCCACAGGCGGCCACAGCTTCTACAGTATCAGCATTGAGTACACACAAGATTCCAGGACATATGACTCATAGCATACTTGCACAACGTTCACCACAGCACGAACCTTGGACACACCACGAAAACTTAAACCCATTGGCATTTAAAATTGCACTTACGGATAGAGATGTTGTTACAACAGTAACCAATCCTTTACCAACTCCAAGTACAGCCGACATCTTCAAGAAGGAGTTTTCCGCATAGGTAAATAGTATTATGGCAGACTTATACAAAAAAATCACAGTACCAGCAGGTGAAAGAAACAAAGCAGTTACATCAAATCGCTCTTACAAAGGTATCAGTACGGTTAATCCAAACAATAATAGTCCTACTTTGTTCGATCTGTCTCTTATTAAGCAAGATTTAATAAATCACTTCCACATTAAGCAAGGTGAGAAGCTGATGAATCCAGAATTTGGCACAATTATATGGGATGCCATATACGAGCCGTTAACAGAAGATATGAAAGAAGCAATAGCGAAGAACGTTTCAGACGTTGTAAACAGCGATCCTCGTGTAGTTGCTAACAAAATAGAGATAGATTCGTACGAAAGCGGAATTATAATTGACGTAGATTTAATGTTTTTGCCCTATAATATATCAGAAAAACTAAGGCTTACATTTGATGAGGAATCTGCACAGTTTTAAGTACGCACTTTATGAATTACCATAAATAGTATTAACAAGGAACACAAATGTCATCAACAAATAGACAAAACAGATTATTGTTAGCTGAAGATTGGAAAAAGGTCTATCAGTCATTTAGAAACGCAGAGTTCAAATCTTACGATTTTGATAACTTGCGTAGAACAATGATTAATTATCTGCGTCAAAACTACCCAGAAGATTTTAACGATTACATTGAATCAAGTGAATACCTTGCATTAATTGATCTTATTGCGTTCCTAGGACAAAACCTTGCATTTAGAGTTGACATGAATGCTAGAGAAAACTTCTTAGAATTAGCAGAACGTAGAGAGTCTATCTTACGTCTAGCACGTTTGCTGTCTTACAATCCTAAAAGAAATCAAACAGCAAATGGATTACTTAAATTTGAAAGTGTTGCTACATCAGAGTCTGTTGTAGATTCCAACGGAACTAACCTAGCAAGCCAAACAATTTTATGGAATGATCCGTCAAACTCAAACTGGAGAGAACAGTTTGAAAAAGTACTTAATGCGGCACTACCAACAAACAGTATTGTAGGGAAGCCAATTAAGAAAAGTGTAGTTGAAGGAGTTCCAACGTTCCAATACAGATTTGATGCAAACAATACAGACGTTCCTGTTTATACTTTTAGTAAAAACGTTGACGGAAAGAATATGCAGTTTCAAATTACATCAACAGATGTTAACAATGGTATTATTTCAGAAGAAGCACCATTACCTGGAAACAGTTTAGGATTTTTATACAGAGATGATGGTAGAGGTCCAGGATCAACTAACACAGGATATTTTTCACACTTTAGACAAGGTGTGCTAGACACTGGTACATTTAATGTACAGAGTCCAAGTACTAATCAAACAATTGGCCTCGAAGCAACAAACATTAACAACACAGACGTTTGGCTTTATAAGTTAAACTCAATTGGTGCTGAAGATGAAGCATGGGCAAAAGTTGATTCACTAGAAGGTAACAACATTGTTTATAACAGCTTAAGAAAAAGTGTTAGAAACATTTATAGTGTTTTAAGTAAAACACAAGATAAGGTAGACTTAATCTTTAGTGATGGAACATTTGGTAACTTACCGCAAGGAAACTTTAGAGTTTACTACAGAACAAGTATCAATGATAGATACAATATTGTTCCTGCAGATTTAGTTGCTATCAGTATTGTAGTACCATACACTTCTAAAGCTGGTAATCCAGAAAACTTAACACTTTCATTGGAGTTAAAATATACTGTAGACAATGCAACTACCAGTGAGTCAAATGCAAGTATTAGAGAAAATGCTCCAAGTACTTACTATACACAGAATAGAATGGTTACTGGTGAAGACTACCAAGTTAGTCCACTAGGCATCAGTCAAGAAATTATTAAAGTAAAAAGTGTAAACAGAACAAGTAGTGGTATTTCAAGATACTACGATTTATTAGATGCTACAGGAAAGTATTCAAGTACTAACTTGTACGGTGCTGATGGTATTGTTTACAAAGATGATTTTACAGAAAAGAATTCATTTAACTTTACAACTAAAACAGATGTACAAGGAGTTATTGCAAATACTATAACACCTATTCTAAGTCAAAAGCAAATGTTAAATTACTATTTGACAAACTTTCCAAAGACACTAGTTGCTGACTTAGGTGCTAAATGGGAAAGCACAACTACATCAACAAATATTTCAACAGGTTCATTTAAAGATAGCCAGGATACTACTTTACAAGTAGGATCTTTTACAAGTAGTGCGTTAAAATTTATTGAAGCAGGAACGTTATTAAAATTTACTGCTCCAACAGGATTTCACTTTATGGCAGACAACAGTCATAAACTTATGGCTGGCACCACAAACCATCCTAATGCAATTACTTACAAATGGGTTAAGGTTGTAAGTGTAACTGGCGATGGTAGAACTAACAATGCAGATGGAACAGGACCTATAATATTTAATGATATAATTCCTTCAACAGCAATTCTTTCAGAACTAAGACCAAAATTTGGAAAAACATTATTATCAGATGTGCAAACACAGATAACAGATCAAATTTTTGCATATAAAACATTTGGATTAAGATATGATGTTAACCTAAGACAATGGCGCATGATTACTGAAAATAATTTAGATATTACAAGTAACTTTAGCACAGGTAAAACAGGCGATGTTACAGATCAACAACTAGATGCAAGTTGGTTACTATTGTTTGAAACTGATGGTGAAAAATATACAATTACTTCAAGAGCACAAAGATTTATTTTTGAAAGTGATGAAGAAATACGTTTTTACTATGACAGTACAAGTAAGATATTTGACAATAGAACAGGACAAATTATTAAAGATAAGATTAGTGTGTTAAACATTAATAAAAAACCTGACAGCAATGATCCGTTTACAATAGACTACCCATTTGAAGTTTCTAAAGAGTACAGAGATGGTGATGGTTATATTGATAGTAAAAAGATTGAAGTAAGTTTTTATGATTCAGACAGCGATGGTGTTGTAGATGATCCAGAAACTTTTAACACTCTTGTTGCTGAAACAGTTAATCCATTAACAAAGTATACATTCCAAAAGAAATATACTACAAGTGACGGAATTGAAGATTTTAAATATATTAATAACAGCACAAACACAGTTGTAGTAAAACAGAGCGAAAGTTTTGTTGGTGCTCTAAGTCAGTATACAGACGGGCAAGTATTTTACCTAGTTACAGAAGAAGTATTTAAAACATACAGCTCAACATCTAAATCACTTGTATTAACAACAGATTATAAAGCATACGTAGGTAGAGATAAACTTAAATTCCATTACGTACATTCAGCAGACGATGACAGCAGAATTGATCCAAGTTCAAGTAATATTGTTGACACTTATTTGTTAACAAGAACTTATGACACAAACTTTAGAAAATACTTAGACGGTGTAGTTGACAATAAACCTTTACCACCAAGTAGTGATAACCTGTTTAACAACTATGGTTCAGAAATTAATAAAGTAAAATCTATTAGTGATGATGTAATTTATCATCCAGTAAAATACAAAATATTATTTGGTGCTAAAGCTGAAGCTAGAGTCCAAGCAACAATTAAGGTTGTAAAGAATCCAGGTAGAGTTGTTAATGATAACGACATCAAAGCAAGAGTAATTACAGCAATGAATGAATACTTTGCTTTAGAAAATTGGGATTTTGGTGATACTTTTCACTTCTCAGAGATGGCCACGTATATTATGAACAACGTTGCACCTGATCTAGTAAACATTGTAATTGTTCCTAAACAAGACTCACAAGCATTTGGAAGTTTAATGGAAATTAATTCCGAGTCAGATGAGATCTTTATTAGTGGAGCAACAGTTGACGATGTAGCAATTATCGATGCACTTACGGCTAGTAAGTTAAAAGCATCAGGTAATGTTGTTACAAGCACAGTAGGGTCAACAACTGGAGTATCAAGTGGATCTAGTTATTCAAATGCATCAGTACAAAGTTCAAGTAGTTCAAGTAGCTCAAGTAGTTCGAGCAGTTCAAGTTCAGGCAGTAGTGGTAGCTCTGGGAGTGGTTATTAATGGCATATGATGATAGTCAAAACGAATATCCATTACCGGTTCCAGGACAAAAAAATAAACGTTCTAGAACTAGTGCAGAACACCTGCCTAGATACTTTCGTACATCACACAACAAGAAGTTTTTAGCCGCAACACTTGATCAGTTATTAAATCCAGGTGTAGCAGAAAAGATCAGTTCCTACTACGGTAGACGTATTGCAAAAGCACGTAAGGCAAGCGACAACTATGTTAGTGACGTTAGCACCCAAAGAGAAAACTATCAGTTAGAACCTGCAACCGTTGTTAAAGATGATTTAAAAAATGTTACGTTTTACAAAGACTATAACGATTTAAAAAATCAAATAAAAGCATTTAACGGTACTGTTGAAAATGACGATAAACTTTTTAGTCAAGAATATTATTCTTGGAACCCTAACATTGATTGGGATAAGTTTACAAACTTTAGAGATTACTACTGGTTAGAAAACGGTCCACTAGCAATTAGTGTAGTTGGACAAGCAAAAGGATTAGTAAGTACATACACAGTTACAAGTCAAGATAACTTAGATAACAAAGCATATCTTTTTACACCTGACGGAAGTACACAAAATCCAACACTTAAATTATATAGAGGACAAACATACAAGTTTGAGATTAATACTCCTGGTATGCCGTTGTCCATTAGAACTGCTAGATCATTAGACGACACTTACTTGTATAACACAGGTATTAGTGATAGTACGCATAAAACAGAAGTAGGTACTATTGAATTTACTGTAGACTTACTTGCACCAGATACATTATATTATGTAAATGGAAATGATATTAATGGTAGTGGCTTAATACAAGTTTATGATATTTTAGAAAATACAGCTATTGATGTTGACGATGAAATAATTGGAAAGAAAACATACTCAATGACAAGCGGTTACGAAATGTCAAATGGTATGAAGATTAATTTTAAAGGTACAGTAACACCAGCCAAGTACGCAGAAGGTAATTGGTATGTTGAAGGTGTTGGTAATGAGATTAAATTAATTGCAGAAAAGGACTTAGAAGTACCAGGTACAGTAAGTACTAACCAAGCTATTCCTTTTGATAGCCAAAGTTTTGATAGAGCTCCATTTAGTAATGCAAATGCTTGGGCAACAACAAAAGACTATATTGTACAAAACAGATCAGCAACAAGTAAAAGTCAATGGGCAAGATATAACAAGTGGTTTCATAAGTCTATATTAGAAACAACCGCGGCAATTAATAATCAACCTAGTGATATTAATCAAACAGGTAGAGCGGCCAGACCTATTATTGAGTTTGAATCTCAACTTAAACTTTGGAACTTTGGAACGTATGCTAAACAAGATGTAGAATTATTAGATACATTTACTACAGACGTATTTTCAACTATTGAAGGAGCAATAGGCTATAACATTGACGGCGTTGATGTTGCAGATGGAATGAGAATTCTGTTTACTGCTGATCCTGATACAAGAGTTGCAGGTAAAATTTTTAAAGTAAAATTTATCACACATAACTTTATTAGACAAATTAGTTTAATTGATGAAACTGATTCTACACCATTAGAGAATGAAACAGTATTAGTCAGAGATGGTACAGATTACAAAGGTAAGATGTGGTTTTATAATGGAACAACATGGAAAGCTGGACAAGACAAAACAGCAGTTAACCAAACACCAACATTTGACCTGTATGACCAAAACGGTATAGACTTTAACAACACAATTACATATCCTGCTTCAACATTTACAGGTACTAAATTGTTTAGTTACAAACAAGGTACAGGAACAAATGATATTGAATTAGGATTTCCTTTAAGTTACAGAGCATTAGAGAATACAGGCGATATTGTATTTGATTTTAATCTATTACAAGATCAATTCACATACCAAAGCAATAGTGCAAATGTTATAGCAAAGACAGAAGTTGGTCTTTTAAGAAAATATTCAGATAGAACTGCATTTTCATATACTTCGGGTTGGACTAAAGGTTATGAAGAAAGTAAGCAATTAGTTAATAGACAATACATTGTAACAACTCAATATAATAACTTTGCAGTTGACACTTATAAAAACAGTGGCGACCTTAATGACTTATGGGTAAGAGTTTATGTAAACAATAAACGTAAAAAATCTCTTGTAGATTACACAATTAATAGAATTAACAAAATAGCATTAATTACATTTACAACTGACTTGAAAGAAGACGATGTATTAGTAATTAAAACTAAAAGTGCTACAAAGAAAAATGTAAATGGTGTTTATGAACTAGCAAGTAATTTAGAACACAATCCACTTAACGATAATATTGGATCATTTACACTTGGAGAAGTTAACGACCATGTTTTAAGTATTTGTGAAATGCGTGACGACTTTGTTGGTGAGTTTCCAGGTACAGGTAATTTAAGAGATTTAGGAAACTTGTCTGCATATGGTACATCATTTGTACAACATAGTGGACCGTTTAATTTAGCAAACTATCATATAACTGATAAAGATGCAAACATTATTAAGTCCTTACAGTACGCTAAAAAAGAATACGGCAAGTTTAGAAAGTTGTTTCTACAAGTAGCAAACACTTTAGGCTTTGACGGACTTAATGTAATACATTTTGATAAGGTCATGGAAAAACTTAACAGTGACAAGTCAAGTGATATGCCTTTTTACTTTGGAGAAATGATTGGTTACAAGAGTCCTAAGAAAACAGAACATATTGTTAACAATCCTAATTCAAACTATTTTGCACTAGCTCAAGACTTTGATCTTCTTAGTAATACTAACAGAGCAGTATATGTATATCAAAACGGAGTACAGCTAGTACACGGAACAGATTATACGTTTGAAGCAAACTATCCTGGCTTTGTAACAGTTACAAAAACTAAAGCATTAAATGATGTAATTGACATTTATGAATATGAAAGTACAGATGGTTGTTACATTCCGCCAACTCCAACTAAACTAGGTTTGTATCCTAAGTTTGTGCCAACGAAGTTTATAGACGACACATACCAAACTCCTACTACTGTTATACAAGGACACGATGGTAATATATTTGTTGCGTACAACGACTTTAGAGATGACTTACTGTTAGAACTTGAAAAAAGAATTTATAATAATATTAAAGTAAACTACGATCCTACATTGGTGGACTTACATGAATTTGTAGGCGGAGAAGATAGAGATACTAGATTTCCTAAATGGGCTAGAGACAAAGCATTGTTACCAGAGTTTATTGAATGGAACAATACTGTAGGATCTCCAGACTATTCAGACTACAGCTTCTGGGAAAGAACAAACAGCTTTACCTTTAACTACTCAAATACTAATTCACCTAGCGGTAAACAAAATGCAGGATACTGGAGAGCAGTATACAAAGAAGCATTTGATACTGATCGTCCACATACACATCCTTGGGAAATGTTAGGCTATAGTGAAAAACCAACTTGGTGGGAAACTGTCTACGGAATTGCTCCATATACTAATGGAAACAAAGTTATGTGGAAAGACCTTGAAGATGGTGTATTTAGAATTCCTAATCAACCAGTGTCTTACAATAGCAAGTATGCAAGAACTAATTTAACAAAGCATATTCCAGTTGACGAAGGCGGAAAATTATTAAGTCCGTTAGATTCAAACTATGCAAAAGACTATATTAGTAATAGAACTCAAAGACCGTTTGTGTTTGGCGACGAAGCACCTACAGAAACAGCCTGGAGAAGAAGTAGCGAATATCCATTTTCATTAATGATAGCTTGGATACTAAACCAGCCTACTAAAATTATAGGTCTTGGTTTTGACAGAGCAAGAATTAAACGTAATCCTGCTAAAGAAGTCATTTATAGTGAAACTAATAAAAGGTTAAGACTTGCAGATTTAGTATTTCCTAATACAATTTCAGATACAACAAGAGTAATGTGTTCAGGATTAGTAAACTATGTTGCTGAATACATGAATAGTAAAACAGTCAAGTACTATTCAGCATATCAAACTAATTTAAAAAATGTAACCAACCAACTAGGTTTAAAGATTGGTGGATATACAGAGAAGACAAAGTTTAAATTAATACTTGATTCAAGAACTCCTTTTAACGAAGGAAATGTTTTTGTACCTGAAGAAAATTATCAGGTATTTCTTAACAAGTCAAGTGTAATTGACCTTGTTGCATATAGTGGTGTAATTATAGAAAAACGTGAAGCTGGATTTGTTATCAAAGGATACAACTATAGTAATCCTTACTTTAAATATTATACAAATGTTAGCCTTGCAGACGATCCTGTAGTAAGAGTAGGTGGTGTAACAAAAGATTTTGTAACTTGGACAGGCGGACAAAGTTATAGTCCAGGACTAATTGTTGAGTTTGGTAGCGAATACTATATGACTAAAACTCAGCACACAGCTGAAGACGATTTTGACGGAACTAAATTTCAAAAACTTGCTGAACTTCCTGTAGAGGGTGGCAGAACTGCATTCTTCAGAAGAACATTTAATGACGGGATTAATGACGAGCCACTAGAGTTAGCTTACGGAACACGTCTTGATACTATCCAAGAAGTAGTAGACTTTTTACTTGGATATGAAAAATATTTAAAAGTACAAGGATTCCAGTTTGAATCTTATAATACAGAGATTAATCAAGTTGAAGATTGGTCATTAAGTGCAAAAGAATTTATGTTCTGGACAACACAGAATTGGGCAGTCAATAGTGTAATAACATTGAGTGCTGGTGCTAATAGAATTAACTATTACAAAAAAGACCATGTTGCAGATAGTATCTTTGATAACTTTTATGGTTACAATACATTTAAAGCTGACGGTAAAAAATTAATTCCTGAATACATTAATGTATATAGAGACAACGACAACTTAATACAAGTTAGCACAAAAAATACAACAGACGGAATTTATTCAGTCAAGATACCTTTAGTACAATTTGAACACGTTGTTTTATTAGATAACACAACAGTATTCAAAGATTACATTTATGATCTTGCACCTGGTTACAGACAAGAACGTATTAAGGCACTAGGTTATAGAACAGATGGTTGGACAGGTGGATTTAACATTCCGGGATTTGTTTATGACAATGCTGAAGTTACTGAATGGACTGATTGGAAAGATTATTCCATAGGTGATACTGTTAAGTACAAAGAATTTTATTATGTTGCTAAAGTTAAGATTCCTGGAGAAAGTATATTTAATGCATCTAACTGGGAACGTCTAAGCAAGAAACCTACATCAGGCTTACTTGCAAACTTAGATTATAAAGCAAAACAGTTTGGTGACTTCTACGATTTAGACACAGATAATTTTGATACAGATCAACAAAGAGTTGCACAACATTTAATAGGATATCAGAAACGTAAGTATTTAGAAAATATTATTAACGATGATGTTTCTCAGTATAAATTCTATCAAGGATTTATTCAAGATAAGGGTACAAAGAATAGTTTAACTAAACTGTTTGATGCGTTGTCTAATACAGATAGTGATAGTGTTGAGTTTTATGAAGAGTGGGCAATTAGATTAGCACAGCTAGGATCTGCACAATCATTTGATGAAGTTGAATACAAACTAGACGAAGCTAAATTTAGATTAAGCCCACAACCGGTTGAGCTAGTACAAAGTGTAACTGGAAAAGAAACAGACTTAATTTATAGACAACGACAGTTTGAAACTTATTTAAAACCAGATGGGTATGATCATAAACCATTCCCTACGTTATATAAAGATACAGATTATATTCCAACAGCAGGATATGTAAATTCATCTAATGTTAAAACAACAGTTGCTAACTATGACGACATATTAGGACTAACACTTACAGATTATAACATTGGTGATTATATTTGGACAGGTACTAGTAAAACTCAAGAGTGGGATGTCTTAAAATACAATCGTACTGATGATGAAGTAATAGCTTTAACACTTAATTCAACAACAAACGAAGTTGAAATAAAAATTAAAAAACAAGCTAATTATGTAACAGCTGATATTATAGGTCTAGTTGATGTTACTGGTAATGAAAGATTCTATAAAGTATTACGCTCAGAGCTAGATACAATTTATTGTAGCGAAAACCCAACACCAGGTGTTGCAACTACAGATGTAGATCCAGCAAACGGATTCCTTACAAACTTTACTTCAGCCAGAGTTGCAAGTTTAGATGATGCTAATGCAAAATTAATTAACAGTGAACTTAAGGTTGGAGAAATCCTTTGGGTAGACAATGACAGTAACGATCGTTGGATAGTATTACAGAATAATCCAGTACACAGCCAACACCAAGTTATTTCAAATGTTGAAACAGGTGACGTTAGTACAAACTTTGGTAAAGTAATTGCATCAGACGAAAGAAACACTACATTAATGGTAGGTGCTTCGGAATCAAACAAAGTATATGTTTACCAAAGAACTAGTGATGTTGGACAGTATGTTCATGCACAAACTATTGACGCTCCAACAGGGTTATACACAGGCGATGGTAAGTTTGGTACAGGACTTGCATTATCAAGAGATAGCAAATGGTTAGTTATTGGTGCTCCAAATGCCAGCAACTTAAAGACAAAATTTAAAGGAACGTTTACAGGTTCTTTAGCTTATGCAACAGATGATGTTGTTAACTATCAAGAAAACTTTTGGGAGGCACAGTTTCCTATTGCACAGGCACAAGGATCGTTAACATTTAATAGTTACTACGACCCAGCACAGATACACGAAACAATTTGGAACGGTACAGCTTACCCTTCAATAGTTTATGCAATTAGAGGAAATTACCACTTTAGTGTTCCTACTGATCATATGTTGATTAGAGCACCGTCGGCACAATACGAAGGATCAGCGGCAGGAGATTCACTAGTACTAAACTGGAATCAATATCCGCAAAGTTATCCAACTGGAATATTACCATTTGGAACTAATGGTCCGGGTGTAGCACAGTTTGAAGGTACAAAAACTATCACAAGCAAAGTTGACGCAATACTTTACTTTGATAACTTGTTAAGAACTCCAGTTGTTGGAGATTTAATATCAACAGCTACAGCAATAGGTACAGTTGATTATATCCATGTTGAAAATGTTAACCAAGCAACTATCTATATTAAAGAGATGAATGGTGCGTTTGCTGACACAGGAACAGCAACGATTGAAAATGTTACAATGGGAACTTATGTAGCATACAATCCTTTAGAGCAAAACACATTATTTGGCGGTTGGTGGAAAGTTACAGGACTTACAAGTTTCAATACAAGTACGAAAGAAGTTACAGAGCCAGTATTTGTTGTACAAGATATTATTACAGCATCAGAAAGCAAATCACCAGAAATTTATTATAATACTACTGATGATATCTATGCATTAAATCAAATAACTGATCCAACAAAAGGCGGAAAGATAGGACACCTTAGTTACTATAATAAACAAGGTATGCCAGACCTAAGTCCTAAATGGTTTTTCAGAGCTTCTAAAGCCTGGACAGATACATTAAGCAACGGCGATCCGTTTACTATGGAAGTAAATGAAGTAAGAGGTGGTGCTGGTATGACTGTGTTTGATCCTGCAACACTAGGATTAGCAACTTCGTACACTAACCAAACAGCAGGACATACTGTAAATGACTTATGGGACGGATTTTTAGATATAACATTTACAAATTTTGACAACAGCGGTAATGCTTTTATTCCACAACCAGGTGACGTTGTTATTGACGGTACTACAGGTGCTGAAGGTACAGTTGCATACTTACAAGAACAATTAATAGATTGTAGAATATATATTAAAGCTAGATCAGGAACATTTAAGTTTGGTAATCAAAATGCTGATGTTTCAACTATATTAATTAAAGATGGAGTAAGTGTAGGAATTCATAGACTGGTTGGTAGATTAGATCATGCAGATCTGTCAAGTGCTACAGTTGGTAAAATGGTTGTAGTTAGATTTACTGATTCAACAATGTTACCGGTAACAACGCCAACATTTAGAAATGAAGTTGAAATAAAAGTATTCAACAATAGAACAGTAAGCGGAGTAGCTAGAACACCTAACTTTCCTAATCCACTTAACAAGGACTGGAAACAAGTTTCAGCAATTGAAGCCTCTAGTACAGGAATATCAAGCGGTCTATCAAATGAAGGTGCATACTTTGTTTATGAAAGATCTGGTTCAGGAGCATACAGTTTCCAACATGGTTACACTAACCCACAAAAAGATAACGATAGATTCTTAGGTACTCAGATTGAATTATTAAAATCTAATTCAACAACAGATTTTTATAGAATGTATGTAAGTGCTCCGGGCAACGGAACAACTTCTAACAGTGGTAGAATACATTTTGTTAATCACGGCACTGATACAGATGGTACAGTTTATGAATGGGCAAGAAGCAAGGACTTAAACTTTAAAGGTGAGTTCAATGTTAACCTAGCTTACTATACAAACGATATTGTACTATACAATGGAAGTTTTTATCAGTCTAAAACTAATTTAGTTGCAGGAATTTGGAATCAAGCATACTGGACCTCATTAACAAGTCGAATAGATTATGTAGGTTATGTTCCTAATGATACAAGTTTAACAGTTAGTGATGACAGTACATTTAATCAAACAGAGTTAACAAACTATGCACACCCGTTTGCAGTTAGCAAGTACGGAGACGTAATTGCAACAGTGGCTGACTTTGGTATTACTAGTGATCCTAAGATTATAACTTACAGACTTAATAATGGACATTACGAATTTTCACAAATCATACAAACTCCTGCCGCAGGCGTAGGGTTTGGTACTTCATTGAGTATTAATGATACAGGTGATATGATTGTTGTAGGTGCACCACTAGACGATACACGGTCAAACGACAATGGTAAAGTTTACGTTTACACAAGTACAGCAGGAGTATTTGCACAGACACAAACAATCTTTAGTCCAAGTAATGATGTAGCAGAAAGATTTGGTGCTTCATTAGACTTTGATGGTAACAACTTAATTATTAGTGCCAAAGGTGGAGACCTTGTAACATCAACAACGTTTGATACATTAACAACATCATTTGATAACAACCTAACACAGTTTGAAAGTGTTAACGCAGATAGTGGTCAGGTGTTTATGTATCAAAAGGTTAATAACAAATTATTATACTCAGAGAAGTTTAATTATAAAAATGCTTCTGTAGAAAGATTTGGCGAGTACTTATTGTTTAATGAAAACCACGTTTATGTACCAATGCCAGAACTTTCAGTAACAGATAATAACTTTATTGGAACACTATTAGATTACAAGAGAGACAGAGAAACTCTTCCATGGAATACATTACATAGTCCACAAGACCAAGTTGACTTGTCTAAATTTAAAGGTGTATTCATTTACAACATAACTTCTAACCCTGTTGCACAACAGATAGATTATATTGATCCTATACAAGGAAAAATTGCTGGAGCGGCGGAAGAAGAATTAACTTACAAGACACATTATGATCCAGCTGTTTATACAAATGGTACAGCAGGACCAAAAACTGTAATAGATCCAGAGAACTATTGGGATTCTACAAACGTTGGTCGACTATGGTGGGATCTAAGTACAGCTAAATTTGTAAATCCATACCAAGGTAACATTATCTACAATACTGCTAACTGGAATAAATTATTTGTAGGAGCAAGTATAGATGTTTACGAATGGGTTGAGTCAACAATTACTCCTACACAATGGGCAGAGTTGGCAGATACAGAAGAAGGACTAGTAACTGGTATAAGTGGTACGCCTAAAGACGTAACTACTTTTGTACAAGTACAAAAATACGATAACGTAGCAAAATCTTTCTTCCAAAAATATTACTATTGGGTTAGGAATAAAAAACTTGTTCCACAACTAGAGTGGAGAAAAACTTCTGCTTATGATGTTGCACAATTAATTACAGATCCTGCGGCAATGGGACAAAGATTTGTTGCAATATACTCAAACAACAGATTTGGTTTATACAACTGTCAATCACTTGTTAGTGGTACAGAAAATGCAATTAACTTCCGTTACTGGAAAATAGCTAATAAAGATATTAATACACACAATCAATATCAGATTATTTCTGAAGGTTTAGGAACAAGTATGCCTAATCCAGAGATAGAACGTAAATGGTATGACAGTTTAATTGGAGTTGACAAAAACGACAAACCAGTACCTGATGTTATATTAAGTGAAAAACAAAGGTATGGTATTTTAGATAGACCAAGACAAGGAATGTTTAAGAATAGAGTTGAAGCTCTAAAACAAGTTGTTGAAAGAGCTAACGGTGTATTACTTAAAAACTTAATTGTTGATGAGTACGACTTATCTAACTTCTTAAGTAAAGATACAGCACCAACATTGTTAAGTAAAAAGTTTGATAAGTCAGTAACAACCTTTGCTGAACTACAGTTTGTTGGAGTATCGAATGTTATTCCAGCAGTATTAACTCCGATATTTATTAACGGTAAACTTGATAGAGTAACAATTACTAACGGTGGTAAAGGTTATGTAACAACACCAACATACGATTTTGGAAACACTGGTGACGGTAAGGGTGCTGAGATAATCTTAACAAAAGATGCTAACGGTACAATTACAAGTGTAACAGTTAAAAATCCAGGTTCAGGATATTCAGCTACTACAACACTAGACGTTAGAAAGTATAGTACACTTGTTACAGTTGACGAAACAGTTAGCAACAAGTGGGCAATATATTCCTACAACAATGTAACTAGAGCTTGGGAAAGAACTTCAAGTCAATCATACGACACAACATTTTGGTGGAGTTATGCAGACTGGTATGATACTGGATACACTAAATTTACACAGATAGATTACTTAATTGATTATTCATATCAGTTAGATAGTTTAGCTGATGTTATCGGTGACGTTGTTAAAATTAGTACAATAGGAGCAGGAGGTTGGTTGCTATTAGAAAAGATTAGTGATGAAGGTACAGACTATACTACAAAATATAAAACTATAGGTAGACAGAACGGAACTATACAATTATCAAATGCATTGTTTGATCCATCAAGCAGTAACATTGGATATGACGGATTAAGTTACGATACTAATTTTTACGATGATCAACCTACTATTGAACTAAGAAAAATACTAGAAGGTTTACGAGATAGTATCTTTATAGATGAACTTGCTGTAGAGTATAACAACTTGTTCTTTGCAAGTATAAGATATGCTTTTGCAGAACAGTCTAATGTTGACTGGATATTTAAAACTTCGTTCTTAAAAGCAAAACACAATGCAGGTGGGTTAACACAAAAAATTACTTTTGAAAATGATAGTTTACCAAGTTACGAAGAGTTTGTTAAAGAAGCAAAACCTTATAAAACAAAAATTAGAGAATATATTAGTTCTTACACTAGCACGGATCCAACTAGCACAGGTGTAACAGACTTTGATATTCCACCAGCATATAGCAGTGATGACGGTAAGATTGTTCCTGCAAGTTTAAAAGTTAAAGATAACTTAATTGTTGGACAAGATGCAAGTATTACAACTTACCCTAACAAGTACTGGGCAGACAATGTTGGCTTTGAAGTTACTAAAGTTAATATTAAAAACGGTGGATCAGGATACTTAGAAGTTCCACAAATTAAATTTGCTGGCGGAGGCGGAACAGGCGCTAAAGCAACAGCAACACTTGGCAGTGGTGGTTCTATAAAATATATTACATTAACTGAGCCAGGTAGCAAATACCTAAGTGCTCCAACAGTTACAGTTGACGGAACACAAGAGTCAGGGGCAATAGCCGCAACGATATCAGCTCAAATTGGAAATAGTAAAGTAAGAAGTATACACCATATTAGTAAGTTTGATAGAGTTAGCGGAACATTCTTAATTACAACTTTGTCACAAACAGAAAACTTTACAGGTACTGGTAGTCAAACTACATTTAACTTAACATGGCCTATGGATTTAAGAACTACACAGGTTGACGTTACTGTTGATGGTATTGAATCGTTACAAAGTGAATATACTTTTAGTAACACAGAGTATAACGATAAAACATATACAAGACACAAAGGACAAATCAAGTTTATTGAGCCACCAGCAACTGCTAAAGCTATTGTTGTTAAGTATTCTAAGTCTGTTAATATGCTACAAGCACAGGATAGGATTAACTTATTCTATCAACCGACAACAGGAATGTTAGGAAATGATGTTTCACAGTTAATGGACGGTATTGATTACGGTGGAATAGAAGTTAAGAGCTTTGAGTTTGGTTCAGGCACAGGTTGGTCAAGTGACCCTTACTACACAACAACTTATGACACATATGATAACACTTACGAAGATGAAGTCTTCACACTTGATGGAAGTACAAACTTATTCACACTAGCTCAACCTTTAGCAAATAGTGTAGTATATAACGTATACAAAAATGGTGTAAGAATTGATGACGAAAACTGGGACGGAAGTAGTATTGGAACAACTAATAATCCGGCGGCAGTTATGCTACCAATTACAGGAGCAGGACAAACTACAATTCAACTAGATGAATCACTAATTCCTACAGTAGCAAATGATGTTATTGTAATTAGGAAAGCAACTAGTGATGGATCTTTTATTCCAGATCCAGATGGTTATGACACATTATTACAAGGTGGTAATTTAACTTACGAATCTGCAAAAGGTATTCGTGCAGAAGAGATTGTAATTGACGGTGATGGCTTTGTAACTCCACTAACATCAAAAGGACCTGAAGAGTTAGTTCCAGGACAAGTATTAGACACAGTTGACATCAAAGTTTATGAAAGAACTGGTGATGGGTCAAGTGTGTTACACAGTTACAACTTCTTAGGAGACGGAAGTGGCAAAGATTTTGATATTAACTATGTACCAATGAGTCAAAAAGACGTTTGGGTAAAAGTACATGGCACTATTTTATCACACTCACAGTTTACAGTTGATTATCAAAACAAACAAATTAAGTTAACAACTGCTCCAGGAAATGCAGAGTCAGTACATATTATTACAATGAGTAACAACGGAGAGAAAATACTAGACGTTGATCAATTTACAGGTGATGGTTCAACTGCACAGTTTGTTACAGGAATTAAATTTAAATCAACATTAAGTTTCTTCCTATCAGTTAACGGCGAATCAGTTAATGTAGATATGTCAGAAACCGACGGAACATATTCTGCAAAAGGAATGTGTGTATTTAAACTAGGTAACGCACCACTTAACAATGCAGTAATACAATATGCAATATTTGATAGTGCGGCTAAGTCATTCTCACAAATTGCAACAGATACATTTACAGGTGACGGAAATACTACACAGTTTACACTTGCACAAACTCCACTAAACCAAAAACCATTAGAACATAATGTAATTGTTAAAGTTGGAAACAAAATATTAAATGCAGGACATAATGAGTCATTCAATGTAGTAACAGCAACTAGAGAGTATGCGTTAAGAGATTATCAAATTGCTCAAGCTGGTGTTGGAGCAAACGAAGTCAGAGTTTTCTTAAACGGAACAGAAATAATAATTTCAGAAAGCTGGAACTGGGATACCTTCAATGCAACAGTTAATCTTTTTGCAGATGTAGGGGTCACAGGAGATACATTAGATGTTTACGTAATCAATGATGGAGAATATGCATTTGGTTACTTAGATGGTAATGGGTTATGGGTACAAACACCAAACATAGTTCACTTTGATACTGCTCCAGCTAACGGACAAAGCATAACAGTTTATCAATTAAGTAATCATGATGTTAGAAAAATTGAAAGAGAAAACTTTGATGTAGTTACTAGAAATCCAATTACTGTTGGAACAGACAACTATTCAGAGTATCATCAGTTAACAAATGGTATTATAAAATTACGTAAAGCGGCCATTGATGCAGAATATGTTTGGGTCACACTCAACGGTGACTTATTAACACCAAGTGTTGATTACTACTTACAAGATGACAAGATGTCAATAAGGATTTTAAAAGATATTAATTTAAATGATGTGGTTGAGTTGATACACTTCTCAAACAGCACAATAGTTGGTAAGTTTGGTTATAGACAGTTTAAAGATATGTTAAACAGAACACACTTTAAACGTTTAGGTGATGATGTAGAATACTTACTAGCAGAGAACTTAAACTGGTACGATACTAAAATATTTGTATCAGGTGCGGCAGGATTACCGGTTCCAAACAAGGATAAAGGCATTCCAGGAATTGTGTTTATAGGTGGAGAACGTATTGAGTACTACTTAAAAGAAGAGAATGTACTTAGACAGTTACGTAGAGGAACATTAGGAACAGGTATTAAGCCATTGCATAGTGCAGGAGCTCAAGTACTTGATCAGAGTATCTATCAAACTGTACCATACAAAGATGAAACTAAATCACAAACATTTACAGCAGATGGGTCAACTAACTCATATACTATTGATTTTATACCAAACAACGTAAATGAATTTGAAATTTTTGCAGGTGGACGCAGGTTACGTAAGAATAGCATAAGTTCTTTCGATGTAACCCAAGATTTAGACAGTCCAGAGGGCGATATAACGCTAGCCGCAGAATTTAGTGTTGATGGAGTAACTCCAGTAGTAACACTAACAACAACACCAGCGATTAACACCAAGATAACGGTGGTTAGACGCATAGGGAAAAGATGGACAGACCCTGGAACTCCACTGAGATTGCAAGAAAATAACATTGGAAGGTTCTTAAGGAACAAAGAGGTGACGTTACCTAAATAAATACACTTGTAGGAAAGAAAATATGACAGACAATTTTAAAGACAAATCAGGGGTTCTTTTGCAGGGCCACATAAAGATACACAATCCAGAGAGTGGTGAAATCTTTGTGGATAAGCGAAATGCTATTCACTATGAGAATATGAGTATCTCACTAGCTGAAAGTTTAGCTAACCAAGGACAGGGAATGATATATTCAATGAACTTTGGTAATGGCGGAACATCAGTGGATCCAACGGGTATTATTACATACCTTTCACCAAACAGCACAGGAACAAATGCTAGTTTATACAACCAAACTTATACTAAAGTAATTGACGATAATTCAATCAATAATACAGATCCTACAAGAAATAAGATTGAAACACGTCATGTAAGTGGTACAAACTATACAGATATTGTTGCTACCTGTTTATTAGACTACGGTGAGCCAAGTGGGCAAGATGCATTAGATAATGCAACCAGTGCCGATAGCTTATATGTATTTGATGAACTAGGTCTAGTAAGTTATGCAACTAGTGGAACAGGTAGATTGCTAACACACGTTATTTTCCACCCAGTACAAAAATCGTTGAACAGATTAGTTCAAATTGATTATACTGTTCGTGTACAGAGTTTAACAGGATTTAATGAATAATGGCTTATACAGTAAATTATACAGACGTTGCTAATAAAGGTAGTATAACTGTTGAGGATAACACACTCAACCAGCAAACTTCGTTGTCACTACCAGGTAGAAATACGACTGCATATGGTACTGCAATAGCTGAAAACTTTTTACACTTATTAGAAAATTTTGCAAATACAACTGCACCAACGAATCCAGTAGAAGGTCAAGTATGGTATGATAATACTGTTGGAATAGATCAATTAAAATTATATGATGGTACTACTTGGATTAGTGCATCAGGATTAAAGAAAGCCACTAACGCACCGGCGGCGGCACAATCAGTAACAGGCGACCTTTGGGTTGATACAGATAATCAACAGTTATATTTGTTTACAGGTTCAGGTTGGATCTTAGTAGGTCCACAATTTAGTGATGGTCTTTCAACAGGTGTTAGAGCGACAACTGTAGTTGGAACAAACAATGTTAGTTATACTTGTTTAATAGTAGAACTGAGTGCAAAGACTTTAGCAATTTATTCAACAGCGGCATTTACACCGAAGACAACACTTACAGGATTTACATCAATCAAAGCAGGATTTAATTTAAGTTCAGCAGACATTACAGGTTCAGGTGCAGGAAAATATTACGGAACAGCAGAAAAGGCCGAAGCACTAGTTGTTGGCTCAGATGTTATTCCAGCAACAAACTTTATGAGAAGTGATGCAATATCGCAGACAACTTCTCCAATAGTAATTAAAGCAAACGGCGGCCTTACAGTTGGTGCTTCAAGTTCAATGACATTTGGTGTTGAAGGACAAGCTGGTATTATTAGTCACCAAACATCAGGATCAAACATTGATGTTAGAGTAAACAACAATGGTACAACAACTACAGTAATGAGAATAGATTCAACTGCTAAAGTTGGTATCAATAATTTAGCACCAGATCAACCATTAGATGTTATAGGTAATATTCAAACTGATAGTGCGTTACTAGTTGAAGGTACAACAGATGCTTCAACAATAGCAACTGGAAGTATTATTACCAAAGGTGGTGTTGGTATTGCTAAAAAACTTTTTGTTGGTAGTGATACAAACATAGCAGGATTATTAACAACACAAAATATTGTTCCTAATGCTAACTCGGCACGTAACTTAGGTACTGCTAACGAACAATGGTTAAATGTTCATGCACAGAACTTTATAGGTAACTTAACAGGTAACGTTACAGGAACAGTATCAGGACGTTCTGGATCAACAGATAAACTTGCTAGTGCAACAACATTTAGTATGAACGGTGATGTAACTGCACCGTCATTTACGTTTGATGGACAAGATGCAAGTACTAAAACATTTACAACATCTATTTCAAATGCCTTTGTTGCTAACAAAACAGAAGTTTCAACATCATTAACAACTGATGAATTTCTAGTTAACAGAGTAACTGGCGATACTGGCGTATTTAAAATTTCAAGAACTAACTTGTTTAAAGCAATTCCTACATTACCAATTGGAATGATATCACCATTTGGCGGAGATACTGCTCCAACTGATTGGGTATTGTGTTATGGACAAGAAGTTAATATTGCAAACTATCAAAACTTGTTTAACGTAATTGGCTACAACTTTAAAGATCAATCACTAGTAGCGGCAGGTAAATTTTCATTACCAGACTTAAGAGGTAGATTGCCATTAGGTAAAGATAACATGGGAGGCGGATCAGCTAACGTTGTTACAGGAGCCGCGGCAGATACAATAGGTAGTGTTGATGGTCAACAGAATCAAAGTATTGCACTTACCAACTTACCAGAACACGAACACGATTTAAGAGGTCCAAGTGGAGACCAATACTATGCATTAAGAGATGTAAGTGGTACTCCAAACGATCCACAAGGTATTCAGTATGATGCTCCAACAGGAACAGGTGCCGGTCAAGCGTATGCTACATCAGGTGGAGTATTAACAAACAATGCTCTAGGTACAGCAATTGATATTATGAATCCATATATGACTTTAAACTATATCATGTATGCCGGGGAGAATACAGCGATATGAGTTATAAACTAAACAAAACAGATGGAACGTTATTAATTGATCTAGTTGATGGATCTTTAGATACTACTACAACAAGTATTGGCCTAATTGGTAAAAACTATTCAGGGTTTGGTGAAACACTAAACGAGAACATGATTAAGATGCTAGAAAATTTTGCATCAACATCTGCTCCTTCAGTACCATTAAAAGGACAACTATGGTACGATAGCACACAAGGTAGAATTAAAGTTTACGATGGTACAACATTTAGAGAAAGTGGCGGACCAATTGTATCAACTTCACAACCATCAACAATGGTAAGTGGAGACCTTTGGTTAGATAGTTTAAAGAATCAATTATATTTTTATGATGGCACAGACTTAACACTAGCTGGACCAATATACACAGCTCAACAAGGCAAGTCAGGATTTGAAACTGTTACTGCATTGGATACACAGAATAATAGTAAAACTATTAACAAGCAGTGGATCGGCGGAGCATTGGTAGGTGTTTGGGCTAACGAAGAATTTACTCCAGCAGTAGGTTACGAAGTACCAGGAATTACAGGAAACGTTAAAAAAGGATTTACACCAATTGACGGTTCAGCAACTGGATTGGTATATAGAGGCGTAGCAAATGCGGCACTAAACTTAATTAACTCAGCAGGAGTTAGTAAGAGTGCGGCACAGTTTATACCTGCAGACGCAGATGGTACAACAACAGGTGCATTAACAATTAGTAACACTGGTGGTGTAACGATTGGTACTGCTCAAAACAATATACAAAAAATTGTTGGTACATCATTTGTAAGTGAAAACCAACTATCCAATCATGACTGGAAAGTCAGAGTAAGAAAAACTACAGGATACATTGATGCTATTATAGTTGATACATCAGAATCACACGTAGGAATATTTAAAGACGCACCAGGATATACATTACACGTTGGCGGAGACATGAAAGTTGAAGGCGACTTAATAATAGCTGGTACACAATTAAATGTTGAAACAACAGTATTAAGAGTAGAAGATAAGAATATTGAACTTGCTATACAATCAGATAGTTCAACAGGTAACAATGCCGCAGTAGACGGTGGTGGTGTTATTCTTAAATCTTCAGATGATGATAAAGAATTTGTATGGCGTAACGCAGAGCAGGCTTGGACATCAACAGAAAATGTTGACCTAGCGGCAACTAAAGTTTACAAAGTAAACGGCAACGAAGTTTTAAGCGGAACAGCATTAGGATCAGTTGTAACATCAGCCAACGGTTTAACTAGCATTGGTACACTAACTAGTTTAGCAGTAGACAATGTTATAATAAACAATTACGCAATTAGCACATCAGGTAGCGGATTGCAGTTAACAAGTGATGGTTCAATCACTATTACTAATAATCAGAAGATTACAGGGTTAGCTGAACCAACAACTAATACTGATGCGGCAACTAAATTTTATGTAGATGATTCATTTGATAATGAACCAGTTATTGTACCATTAGATATCACAGGACTAACTAATGCCAATATTGCTACAATTATTGAGGATATTTACCCAGCGGCAACTAAAAAAACAGGATCATATGCTTATGTTCCAACTAGTTCGTTAACGGGTGCAACAGTTACAGGAGTTGATGTAAACTCCGTAGCAAACAAATCATTTGTGGCCGTTGATGCAAACGGAGTACAAAATCAGAGTGTAGTACAAGATATTGCGTTTACGGACGCGGCAGGAACTGTAAATGCGTCAGTAACCAGAGGGTTGAAACGTTTTAAAGTCCAAGCAAGTGCTTGGGTGTTTGACACTGATCTAGGTAGCAGTGGCGGACTATGGTAAAAGATAAATAGTAACATAGGGGTTAATAACAATGGCATATACTATAGACAGATACAGTGGCGTTACTTTAACAACAGTTGAAGATGGCACAGTTGACCAAACTACCGATATCAAGCTCGTAGGTAAAAACTACGCTGGATACGGTGAAATACAGAATGAGAATTTTTTACATCTGCTAGAGAATTTTAGCGGAGCTTCACAACCACCCAAAGCGATTTCAGGGCAAATTTGGTTTGATGCTACAGCATCTAAACTTAAATTTTATGATGGTTCTAAATTTAGAACAACAGGCGGTGCAGAAGTAAGTGCAACACAACCAGCTGGTTTAGCCACTGGTGATTTATGGTGGGATAGCACAAACGAACAATTATACGCATACAACGGAACAGGTTACGTGTTAGTTGGACCACAAGGTAGTGGTTCTACAGTAACACAGATGAAAACAGTAACAGTACGTGATACAACTAGTACAAATAGAGTAGTCATTCAAGCCATTGTTAATGATGAAGTAATTTATATCATTAGTGCAGTATCATTTACTATTGATTCAACTGATCCTACAAATGCAATTACAGGATTTGATGTAATCAAAAAAGGTTTAACCCTAAGAAACACAATGAATGCATCAGGCGGTGTTACAACTTCAACAGATTACTATTGGGGTACAGCAAGTAACTCATTAAAACTTGGTGGATTTACTGCTTCAGACTTTGCACTAGCAGGGTCAGGATCATTTACATCACTTGTTAGCTTTGCAGATGCAGGTATTTCAATTGGTGATTCAAACGATCTTAAGATTTTCATTGAAAGTGATAACCAAGCTGTTATACAAAACGATGTAGGTACAGTAATTAAAATAAGAGTTGATGATACACTAGGTGTAGCACAAGATCCGTTGCACATTTACGCAACAGATGTAAGACCATCAGCAAATAATACATTTAATATTGGTACATCATCAGCAAAATTTAATACAATGTATGCAACAACATTTAGTGGTACAGCTTCACAGGCTTCAACACTAGCCGTTGGAGCAAATTATCGTTCAGGATCAACAGCGGCAACTAATGATACAGTAGCAGTTAGAGATGGTGCAGGTAATTTAGTAGCAAACTTATTTACAGGTACAGCTACACAGGCACAATATGCTGACTTGGCTGAGAAATATACCACTACAGAAGAATTTCCAGTAGGTACTATTATGACAGTAGTAATAGCAGATCCTACAGAGTCAATTGATGCCGAGATGGAGGCTTGTAGTGAAAACGAAATACCATGTGGAGTTATATCTGAGAAACCAGCTTACTTGATGAATGCAGATGCAGACGGTCAAGCAGTTGCACTTAAAGGTAGAGTTCCAGTTAGAGTTACAGGACTTATTATTAAAGGTGAGCCTATATATACAGCAATGGAAGGTATAGGTGATCAAGACAACACTAAAGGTACAATGGTAGGTATTGCACTAGAAAACAATGACGAAGATGGCGAGAAGCTCGTAGAAGTCTTCTTAAAAGTATAAAGGTAAACTAAATGGCAATCGGCGATATAATCACAGCGGCAAGATATAACAACTTGCAATCAAGAGTAGAAACTGTAATGGGAACTGGCTCTGGTGACGATGGTTACGGTCAATCATTAAATTCAAGTCAAGTTTCAGCAAATACTACAATTAATGCAACTCATATGTCAACACTTTATACTGACATGGCAAACGGTAGAGTACACCAAACAGGTACAGCACCAACAGAGATTGCAATTATTGCCTCAGCAGATACTATCTTAGACAGCGACACAGTTAACAAAAAAGGTGTTGCACAGTTTGAGAACTTAACAACCACTTTAGAAAACGATAAGTTTGCAATTCACAGTAGTCAAGCTACAGCAGAAGCGGCCACTACAGCAACATATACAAGTTCATGGAACGGTACATTAATACATTTACTAGATGTTACATTTAGTACAGCTGATCACAGAAGACAGTTTTTTAATGCAGGTGGAGAAATCCGTTTTGCAAGTAATATTACATACACAGGCTCTAGTGCAAAAACTATTGACTGGATGAACGTACTTGTAAATATGGGAACTATTAAAATGGGGTACACGGCAACAAGTGCAACTGGTTCAGGGTCAGGTTCAACAACAGGATTTCATGATTTAACAACTTCCTTCCAAACACTTTTTGTTAAAAACGGTACTGGCTTATATGCGGCCAACAACTACACACTAAAAGCTAAATTGGTTGGTACAACTCAAATACAATTCCAAGCAGAATGGAACGATGCAGACACTGGTAATCCAAACTACGATGAAAACGTGCTAGGTACTGTAAACAGTACTGTTACACAATATCGTGCAACAGGTGTTTACGTAGAACTTCCAACTCCAACACACAGTACGAACGCAGGTTCAAACTTAACATAGTCTACTAAATTTTTGTCTAAATAGTTGTAGGAGACTATTATGGATGAACGTTTACAAAAAGCTCTAGATTTTTCCAATTACATGGTGACGCTTAATAATCAAAAGCGAATCCTAAAAGAGAAGTTTTTGGAAAGCAGAGTACACTATTTTAACGGTGGACAATTTTCAGTAACACAGGAACTATTAACGTTCTGTGGTATGCTTGTTGAAAAAGATGACACAAAAAATATCGTTATAATTGACGATAATGATACCCCCATTAGAATAGCAGACTTAGAAGAGTTTCTTGACGATATTTTAAATATCTATTTTACATCAGCAAATGAATATCATACCGAATACGAAAAAATAAGAACCAAACGTAAGGTATCGGGACTTGTTGAGCATGAAGAGTAAAGGTGCATTAATCTTTGCTCGTAATAATGCACAAATAGATTATATCAAACAAGCCCATTATTCAGCAAAACGTATCAAACGGTATCTTAATATACCGACTAGTATCGTTACGGATAGTGTAGACTATCTTAAAGAAAAGTATGCCGACTGGCTAGAAGTATTTGATGTAGTAATTGAAGTTCCTTTCACTAACAACTCAACAACCAAAAGATATTTTGATGGTTCAGGTGTTGCAAAACACTTAGAATTTAAGAATGATATGCGTACCAAAGCATATGAGCTATCGCCTTATGATGAAACAATACTGTTAGACAGTGATTACGTTATTGCTAATGACCTATTCAAACATTGTTTTGAACAAGACCATGATTTTTTAATATACAAAGATGCACATGATCTAACAGGACATAGAGATGCAGAAGAATTTAAGAAAATAAGTGATACAAGTGTGGACTTTTACTGGGCCACTGTTATATACTTTAGAAAAACAGAAACAAACAAGGTATTCTTTGACCTAACCAAACATATACAAGAGAACTGGGACCACTATAACAGTATCTTCCAAGTTAACAGAGGACTATTTAGAAATGATCATGTGTTTAGTGTAGCAATACATATAATGAACGGTTACCAAGAGGGTGACTTTGCTCATAAGCTACCTGGCAAAAAGTATTACACAGCAGATAGAGATATATTATGGGATCTCAAGGACGATAACTTTTTATTCTTGTTAGAAAAAGAAAAGTTTCTCGGAGAGTATACTCCTCTGCGTATTAAAGGAAGTAGTATCCATGTCATGAACAAGTTTAGCCTTAATAGGATGATCGATAATGAGTAAAGGCTTTGTATTAATAGCACAAAACAGCGAATACGATTACGTACAGCAGGCGTGTGCGTTGGCTATGAGTATTAGAGCTACTAATGAAGCTAACATCTGTTTAATAACCAACGATAAAGTGCCATCTAGGTATGAAAAGTTGTTTGATGTTATCAAACCTATACCATGGACTGATGATGCTAAGGATAATGAATGGAAGGTAGACAATCGTTGGAAGTTATACCATGCAAGTCCGTATGATGAGACCATTGTACTTGATACAGATATGTTAGTACTACAAAATTTAGACAGTTGGTGGAAACTTTTGTCTAATTACGAAGTATTCTATACCTCCAATGTATATACTTATAGGGGTGAACGTGTAGATGACCATTATTATAGAAAAGTTTTTAGAGCAAACAATTTACCTAACGTGTACTGTGGATTTCACTACTTTAAAAAGTGCGACTTTGCAAAAGAGTTTTATTCAATGCTAGAAGTTGTTATGAATAACTGGCAATTATTCTATGGAAAGTTTGCTAAAGAACAATATCAAAAATTTTTAAGTGTAGATACTAGCACAGCTATTGTAACAAAGATATTAGACTGTGAAGATAAGATTACAAACAAACGTGTTAAGTTTCCAACGTTTACACATATGAAACCTCATATACAAGGTTGGAAAAACAGTAGTGCTACTTGGCGTAGCAGAGTAGGTGCATACCTTACAGATGATTTAACACTTAAGATAGGTAATCATTTACAAACAGGAATATTTCATTACACAGAAAAAGACTTTCTAGATGATGATAAAATTAGTAAGTACGAGAATTATTTAAAAATATGAAATTAGGTATACAATTAGTTAGCGAACGTTATGCAGTCTTTAATCCTACAACAGGAGAACTGTTATCGTTGCCTAATACAAAGCCAACCGAAGGTAGTTTTATATCAGTTGCAGAAGATGATGTAAAAGGAATACTTGACGGATCAGAAAGCATGAACTTTTATTATGTTCATTATTTTAAAAGAGCTAATACATATGAACTTAGACAGCGTAGCAATCACGATATCGATAGTTACTTTGTAAATGACCTTATACATGAAATTCCTACAGAAGCTGATAATCCAGATATCACAGTAACTAAAAATGTAAAAGACACCTGTTGGAAAATTACTATTGGTGGCGATTTAGAAATGAATATACTAGCACAAAAGATTAGTTTAACAAAAACACAAATTAGTTTTAGTGTTACAAAGAAAGACGACCCAAATATACTGTATAAAACACTAAAGTTTTCATTTGATGAACTAATTAATGGAAAGTATGTGGTATTACCGTTTTCAGACAAGTTTGAGTTTGACAACGAGACAGTTTCAGTGTATACTATTAAAAAGTTTGACAGTTACAAATACGAGGAGATACTATGAAGTCTGTAATACTAGCTGAAAACATTGTTAAAGGTTCTGGAGGACACGGTCTTAAGAAAGCCCAGCTTGTTAAGATCTTTGATAAAATAGATAATTTGGAAGATTTCACATATACATTAAAAAAAGTATTAGAGCATGGAGGCAAGGATTACCTTACAACACAATCTCATCAATTATCTCCACCTGCATTTAGTAATTTTACTAAATGGCATCATATTGATGAAAAGCATGACCTAAGTTGGGGCTTTGATAAAAAAGATGCAGGGTGTTATATGTATGGATTGTTTAGAGACAAGCCTCCTGCAAATGCAGATGTACTACAACCAGGTGTAATATACATTGGTGAAAGTAGAGCAACAACTAGGAACTGTATGTTAGGTAGACGCACAGACTTTAAAGGAACAGTACGTAATAATAGACTGTCACCATATGGGTGTGGAACAGCATTTAAAGAAAAGTATGGTAAAGAAACAATAGGATATGTTTATCAAGCATACTTGCCAATGCACAATAGTTTAGTTAAAGACCGTGAACTTGATATGTTGGTTATGTTTTATAAGTATCATGGAAGTATACCAGAATGTAATCCACCTAGTGATCTACGTAGGGTACAGTTAAGGATAGAAAATGAAAATTAATATTGCAGAACAGGATATCATATTTTTAAGTTATGATGAGCCTAATGCAGAAAAGAATTATGTTGATCTAGTTAATAAAGTGCCGTGGGCAAAACGTGTACATGGCGTAGATGGGTCAGATGCGGCACACAAAGCCTGTGCAGAATTATCAGATACAAAACACTTTGTTACAGTAGACGGTGATACAATAATTGATCAGAAGTTTTTAGATGTAGTTCTTGATCTAGATGAATTAGGTGTAGATGATGACTACCAATTTAGTTGGTGTGGTAATATTGATATCAACGGATTGAAGTATGGTAACGGAAGTTTAAAGATGTGGACTAAAGACTTTGTTGCCAATATGAAAACACACGAAAACACCGATGGTTCAGATGATACACAGATAGAGTTTTGTTACTTTGACAACTATTATCAACTTAATCAAAACTACTCAACAAGTATTATTAGTTCAACTCCACATCAAGCCTGGAGAGCAGGATTTAGAGAAGGTGTTAAGATGTCACTAAACAGAGGTGCAAAGGTACAAGACCTTGCAAACAACACTTGGTGGCAAAATTATCATAGACTGCTTGTCTGGTTGAATGTTGGTGCAGATGTTGATAACGGATTGTATGCTGTTATGGGTGCAAGAGACGGTTGTCAAAAGATCTTAGCAACCGATTGGGATCATTCTGTAACAAGAGATTTTAAATGGCTTAATGAATACTGGAATGAAATTAAAGACTATCCTGTAGAACAAATGATTGCTGAGTACGGACAAGTATTACAAGAGCAAGGCTTGCCTATAAGCAAGGTTGCACTAGATGAGGAGCAAAGTAAATTTTTTAAAGCTGTTTATGTAAACAGTGATAGAGTTTTAGGTAGGTAATGAGCGAACTAGAAAAAATTAAAGAACTAATGCCAAAGATCGAGGAGCAAACATCTCCTACGTTCTGCCTAGCTAAATGGCATCACACTACAATATATCTTGCAACAGGCGAAACACATAGTTGTTATCATCCTGCTCCACACCCTATACCATTAGAAGAACTAAAAGATAATCCTAGTGCGTTACACAACACCATAGAGAAGAAAGACCAACGTAAGAAAATGTTATGTGGCGAAAAGCCAGATGGGTGTAGTTACTGCTGGAAGATTGAAGCTATGGGTAAAGACTTTGTAAGTGATAGGCATATTAAAACAACAAGTATCTATAATGAAGAAAGACTAGCGGAAATAAAACAAAATGGGGCGGATTTAAACGTAAATCCTGAATACATAGAAATAAGTTTTAGTAACGAGTGTAACTTTAAGTGTGGCTATTGTCACCCTAAAGCATCAAGTAGATATTACAATGAAATAAAAGAACACGGTCCATACAGTATGTCTAGCAAACATAGACAAGATATTGATTGGTTTAAAATTTATAAAAAGGAAGAAGAAAATCCTTATGTAAAAGCATGGTGGGAATGGTGGCCTGAAGTAAGTAAAACATTAAATATTTTACGTATCACAGGCGGAGAGCCTTTAATGCACAAAAGTTTATGGGAACTATTTGACAAACTAGAAGCAGATCCAAAGCCAAACATACAGATAGAAGTTAATACCAATATGGGTGTTAAGCCTAAGCTAGTTGAAAAGTTAACAGAAACAGTATTACGTCTAAAAGAAAAAAACTGTATTAAGAGTTTTAAATTATATACAAGTATAGATAATTGGGGACCTAAAGCAGAGTACATTCGTACTGGATTAGATTTGAAAATATGGGAAAAGAATTTAGATTACTTTCTAAGTAACACTCCTTTCTCTGTTATTTTTATGATTACATTTAACATTTTTAGTGTAACAGGATTTGATTCGTTGTTAGAAAAGATATTAGAATGGCGTCACAAGTATAATGGAATAGTTGAGCCTCAAGTAAGATGGCAGAAAGTACAATTTGATACTCCGCATTTGAAAGAACCTCATATGTATGACATGAACATACTACCTAAGAAAGAGTTTATGCCTTACATGGAAAAGCATTTACAATTTATGCATGACTACCAAGACGACAGAGACAGAACTAAATTTAGTAATCTAGAAGTAGAAAAGTTTAGGCGTGTAGTAGAATATATGCGTACGACAAAAATGGATCCTGCACAAAAGGATCTTGCACGTAGAGATTTTTATCGATGGTTTACTGAACACGATAAACGTAGGAATTGTAATTTAGTTGAAACTTTCCCTGAACTAGAAAAATTTTATAACGATTATTCTAGCGAATAAAGATGTGTGTTGTATAGCTAGGACCAACTATCTTAGTTTCATAGAAAAACATATCTTGATAACGTTGCTTTGTTTGGTTTATATTAAAGTTCTTTTTACCCTTACTTGCATCTTGTAACATTTTAACCCAAGTCTTTTGTGCTTCTTCTACAGCTCTGTCTGTAGTATCTTTCCACTCGTGATTAAAAACTCCTTTAAGATACATCAAGTGTTCTATAGGACTAGGATGTCCGTCAAAGAATCCTTTGTTAATTAGTTTTCTATCTTTATCAAATTTGTTTTGTATGTTGTTGTTATATAATATGTTGTAAAAGCTAGGCTTTATATGGCTTAAAGGTTCATGATACATTTTTATTAATTCGTCTAACTCATCATCTTTTACTCTTGCGTCTACTTTGCCCTCCTCATCTCCCCATTGATTTGGCTGATCTACAATATCACACATCTGTAAAAAGTGCCATTGTGTTTTATGTTTAAGCATTTCATAGGTAGCTTTAATACTTGCTAGATCTCTTACGTATGCACCCTTTTCGTTAAAATACTTTCTTACAAACTCACCATTGTACGTTTGCTGTGAATAAATGTTACCCGGAGTATGCCAACCGCCTTCTCCAAGTTGTGGCACAAACCTATCTTCTCTGCATACATTGGTCCATTGTACAACAACTAGGTCTTCGTGTGTAAAATTATAAATGGCATCAGCCTGCATAATCATATTAAAAATATATTGATTACCAGCACCACTTCTGCCTAAGTTTATAAATTCAACTGGTTCTAATTCCTTTGCCAAAACGTTAGCCCAGGTACCCCAGTTATAGTGCGTAAAACTGCAACCAAAGGTAAACAGTCTTTTAGGTTGATAATTATGTAGTTGTTTGTTCATTTGCTATTTGACTCATTTTTTCTGCTGTTTGTAAAAACACATACTTACTATACTTACCTTCTAATAGTGTCTTGAAGTTTCTAGTTAGGACTCGCTCATTTTTAAACTTCCAAAGCACTTGATCCTCTAAACGCATTTCTCTAATACTTCTAATTTGTTTTCTAACTTCGCTCCACAAAGCAGTCCATCTTCTTGCTGGATCCTTTATGCTATCAAAACTCATGTCAAACCAATCTTCATAAGTTGTGTACCCGTAGTCTGCTAACTTTTTATTACAGTCTACTTGCCCCCATATAACAAACGGTTGCATATGGTATATACTTCTAAAAGTTTTTTCACTATAAAATAAACTAGTACCACCCCAATCATCGACGTGTGTTTCGTTTACTATTTGAAATAAAGTTTTGTCATGCAACCCACTGTTTAATGATTCTGCATGATTAGTTTTAAAGTCTGTGGTATCTACTACAAGAGGAGTTTTTGCCATAAACTGTTGTAGCTGTTTTACTTTGATACCAGGGTTAGTATTAAAAGGAACTTGGGATAGATAATGGTTTAAGTCTCTATCTTTAATTTGATTATGGCTAATAAAGAAGTCGTGTCTGTTATCACTATTAACTATATCCATTGTACTATAAACTCTAGCAGGTCTATTTACTCTACTTAAACTTAACCCACATCTACTAGCTTTAGGATCTTGATAAAGCTGTCTAGTTCTTGCTATAGTTGTGTCTAACCTTTTACGCACAATAGCATCAATGGTAGAAGTATCTTCTATATGATATCTTGTATTATCCATTTGAACTTCTGTTTGGCCTTGCACTCCTAGTATCATTCGTTCAAAGTTTAGGTAAGTAAAAACGTTAATTGAATTTTTAATATTGTTTTCTCTATTGTATGTTTCAAGGTTTTCTTGATCACGCATATTACTAGAACAAAAGAATATCTTGTTAGCAGGTATTCCATAGTTTTTTACTACTTTATATAAAATAGTAAGAAATGGTGTACTGTCTGCAACAGGACTAAAGCCTTCGGTACTTGCATCAAATATAAAAAATGCATTAGGATTCTTGCGTAGTTGCTTTCTAGCTTTTGGTTTTATATATTGAAAGAAGTCACTCTTAGCTGTCCAAGGTGGGTATTGAATTAGCACAGGATATACATCTATATCCTTATGATTAATTTTTGAGTTTTCAAAAGCCTCATTTAAGCACACCATAGTTTGGGTGCTTTTAGGGGTATATACCCATTGGTTAAAACTTAAGAAGTCTTGAATAACATTCATTTTCATATAGATCCATAAATACTACTGTATTTATATACGCATTTAATGGTAGGAGATTAGTGTGAAGATTAGTTTTATCGGTTTGGGTAAATTAGGTTTACCTTGTGCAGAAGCTATTGCAACAAAAGGCCATACAGTTAGCGGATACGATGTTGTAGACGTAAAAAGCAAAACAGTTAATGTAAAAGATAGTATTGCAGAAGCAGTAGTGGGACAAGATATTGTGTTCATTGCAGTACCAACTCCGCACGATCCTGCGTATGATGGCAGAGCTCCTACGGCTCATTTAGAACCAAAAGATTTTAGTTACAATATTGTAAAAGAATGTTTAGAAGAAGCAAACAAGTATATGAACAAAGATCAATTACTTGTTCTTATTAGTACTGTACTTCCTGGAACAACACGTAGAGAATTTGTACCATTAGTACCCAACACACGTTTTGTATATAATCCTTACTTAATTGCTATGGGTACAGTAGCCTGGGATATGATAAATCCAGAAATGGTTATGATTGGAACTGAAGATGGTTCACTAACAGGTGATGCAAAACAACTTAAAGAATTTTACGAATCTTGCATGGAAAATAATCCACGTTATGAAATAGGTACCTGGGACGAGTGTGAATGTATAAAAGTTTTTTATAATACATTTATTAGTACTAAAATTGGACTTGTTAATATGATGCAGGACGTAGCACAGAAGCAAGGAAATATAAATGTTGATGTAGTTACCAAAGCACTTGCAGATTCAACAATGCGTATTATTAGTAAGGCGTACATGAAAGCAGGAATGGGCGACGGTGGTGCTTGTCACCCACGTGATAATATTGCATTACGTTATATGGCCAAGGAACTTGGTCTAGGTTATGATATATTTGATGCTGTAATGAATGCTCGTGAAATACAAGCTGAAAATATGGCTATTGAAATATTAAAGCACGGACAACGTATTCAGTTCAGTAGCGACAGTTACAAGCCAGGCGTTGATTATGTTGACGGTAGTTACAGTTTGCTAGTTCAACATTATGTAAAAAAACACGGTGGCTTTATAGTTAATGACAAAGCTACTGTATGGGTAAGAGTACATGAAGAAGATAATAATCCACCACAGGGTATAACAGTATTTGATCCATGGAGATCTTTTAAAGGAGATACTGTAGTACATTACGGAAACACAAGATGAGTAAAATATTAATAGTAGGTGATAGCAACGGTCTAGGAGAATGGGGTACACTTATTCCAGGACCAGCAGTTGCCAATCCTGATAACCCAGAAGTGTTTAGACCTTATAACGATGAATTATATATTGAAGGCGACCATGCTAAACCTTTTAACGTAGTTTGGCCAGGGTTTGGGTACTATCTAGATTTAAAAGGTCATGCTACTGTAAACTACAGCATCGGTGGCGGATGTAACAGTGAGTCGTTATTTAAAGTTGAAGAAGCATTAGGACTTGCTCCACCTTTCACTAGTCCTGTATTTTATAACCCAGATGTTATAGTATGGATAGTAACAGAGCCTATTAGAGATTTACAACCACCACGTTGGCCAGCAGAAGCAGGGCTTAAAGATTTAGAAAAGTATTTTATACAACGTGATAAAATTGTAGCAAACGCAACTAGCATTGATGATATGAATTCACAACTTATAAAGATGTGTTTAGATAATGCACAACAAATTTATAATGAAACTAAAGTACCTTGGATTATTGTAGAAGGTTGGGGCAAACTTACACAAGATTTATCACAGTATAGTTTTATCAAACACGTTCATCGCAACTGGATGGATAAAATATTAGGTCATGAAATACCTCTTATGAGTAGTTGGCCTACAGTAAACTTATTAAGACGTGCTAGACCAGACTTGGTAGATGTAAGTGCAGTAGTAAAAGATGGCCCGGAAACATATTTTAAAAGTATAGTTGATGCATACGAAAAAACTATAGAAACAATGAAGGCAAGTAAACACTTTCCTGATAACTGCCACCCAGATAGAAATATTCACAAGGAGTTGGCACAAGAGCTAGAACAATATGTATGATATAGTATTCATAAGTTATAACGAGCCCGATGCAAACATCAGGTATCAAAAATTATGTGAACGTTATCCTAATGCTAAAAGGGTACACGGAGTCAAAGGAATACATAATGCTCATATTGCCGCGGCAAAAAAATGTTCAACTAAAATGTTCTGGGTCATTGACGGTGACGCAGATTTATTACCCGAATTCAATTTAGATCATATAGTCAACGACTATGATTTAGATTGTGTCCACGTGTGGCGTAGCGAAAATCCTATAAACGAACTAATCTACGGTTATGGTGGTGTTAAACTCCTACCAAGAAGACTTACTATAAACGTAGATACTAGTACCCCGGATATGACCACAAGTATATCTAAAGGATTTAAAGCTATGCCTCATGTGAGTAACATCACTAGATTTAATACAGACCCATTCAATACTTGGAAGAGTGCGTTTAGAGAATGTGTTAAGTTATCAAGTAGAACTATTAAAGGACAAGTAGATGAAGAAACAGAAAAACGACTTATCACTTGGTGTTCAAAAGGAGAAGAAAAAGAATTCGGATCATTTTGCGTACGAGGTGCTAGGAGCGGCAGTGACTTTGGTATTGTTAATCGCGATAATATCAGTAATCTAAAACTAATTAATGACTTTGATTGGTTAGAACAGCGTTTTGCTATGGAGGAAAGTCTTGATACCGTTTGATAAAATAGTAAAACTTGGGCATAAGAACTTATTGAATACTAAACTGTTCACAGTTAGTTGGATACTTGGTCGTTTCTGTAACTATGAATGTAGTTACTGTTGGCCGTATGCAAGAAGTAAAACAGTTGACCACAGACAGTTTGAAGTGTACACTAACGCAATAGACGAGATCAAAAAACAAGCAAAAGCAAACGGCTTTGATCAATTTCATTTTAGTTTTAGCGGTGGAGAACCTACTGCATACAAAAAGTTAGTTGATCTAATTAAGTACTACGAAGATTATGAAAGCGAATATTTAAGTATACACATGACAAGTAATTGCAGTCCTGCAAAGACTTGGTGGAAACGTTGGCTTGACGCAACGGAACTAATGGACAGAAGAAGTATTACAGCAAGTTACCATGCAGAGTTTGCCAACGAACAAGACTTTGGAGATAAACTTTTATATCTTCAAGATGAAGGAGTACTTGTAACTATCAATCAAGTTATGGTACCAGAGCTATGGGAAGAATATTATGAAAGAAGTAAAAGATTTAGTAATAGAGGCTTACACGTCACTCTTAAACCGCAAAGTGACCCAACTGCGTCATATGTGGTCGGTGGTTACACAGAAGAACAAAAAACAATACTTCAATACGAAAACCAGCAAGACTACGAACCGCAAATCATACTCAAAGATGATGAAGGAGTAAAGCATTATGTTGATCAAGCAGAAAGATTAAATGCATTTGGTTTCAATAAGTTTAAAGGTTGGAACTGTAACGCAGGATATCAAAGCTGTATTATACGAGAACCAGGCGGAGAAGTAAAACGTGCATATAGTTGTCATGATGAACCTTTAGGCACGTTACAAGACGGATTTGAGCTGTTTAAAGCACCAATGCCGTGCATAACTCCAACGTGTGTTAGTAGTGCAGACAGTAAGATACCAAAGGAAAAGAATGTATAAGTTAGAAGACATAAAGTCTATACATTTAGAAGTTACTACTAAATGTCAAGCAAAGTGTCCTATGTGTGCAAGACGCATTAACGGAGGACCTCTACTTGATGGATTAGTGCTAGATGAAATTACTGAAGAAAAATTTAAAAAATGGTTCAGTATAGATTTTATAAAACAACTATGGCATCTTAATATGTGTGGTAATCTAGGAGATCCTATTATTGCAAAGGATACGTTAGAAATATATCAGTACCTAAGAAGATATAACAAAACTATGGGACTAACAATGCATACTAACGGAAGTGGTCGTGTAGCACAATGGTGGAGAGACCTTGCAAAGGTAGATGTAGTATCAGCTTTTGCTCTTGACGGGTTAGAAGATACCCATGCAAGATACAGGGTAAACACAAACTGGAATAAAATTATAGAAAATGCACAAACTTTTATAGAAGCTGGTGGTAATGCACGTTGGGATATGATTGTATTTCAGCACAATGAACATCAGATTGAAGATTGCCGTGCGTTATCTAAAAAATTAGGATTCAAAGAGTTTCAAGTTAAGCACACTACACGTTTTAGAGATGGCAAGTTTGATGTTGTTGATGAAAACTATAACAAAGTTGATACTCTTTATCCTTCAAAGAAAAGTTTAGAAATGATTGAACCTATGGAAAAAGCTAGAGAAGAAAAGCTACCAAAGATAACTTGTAAAGCAGTAGAAGATCATATGCTATATGTTAGTGCATATGGAAACGTATCTCCTTGCTGTTGGTTAGATTTAAAATGGGTACCTCAAATACACCCAAGTAGAATAGACTACATGATAAAGGTTGGAAGGTATCCTAACTTACATGATGAAAGTTTAGAAGATGTATTCAATAGTGGATATTTTACTAAAATTAGTAACTGTTGGAATACAACAGGATTAAAAGAGTGTTCGAAACAATGTGGAAGTTTTGATAAACTCAATGAACAGTTTGTGGAGAGAGGACAATGAAGTTAATAATTGCAGGCCATGGATATGTAGGTAAAGCATATCACGAGATACTAAAAGGTAGCTATGATATAGTAGTGCATGATCCAAAGCAAGGATATGATGCAGTAATAGGTGGAGACATCCACGGTATAATTTGCTGTGTTTCTACTCCTGAACTACCTAATGGAAATTGTGATTCGTCAAACGTACTTGACATATTAGAAATTGCAGATAAACTAGAAGTTCCGGTACTTATTAAAAGCACAATAGACTTACAATGTTGGAACATTATTAAAGAAGAATATAGTGATGTACAAGTAACATTTAGTCCAGAGTTTTTACGTGCCAAAACAGCTCTTGAAGACCTGCGTAATACAGAACATTTTATGTTAGCAGGAGGAGATACTAATCGTTGGGCTAGTGTGCTTATAGAAGCACTAGGTAAGATTACTATTGGTGTTGACTGTAGTCCTGAAGAATTAATTATGATTAAATACTTTAGAAATAGTTTTTTAGCAAACAAAGTTGCGTTCTTTAACCAAATGCACGACCTATGTGAAGCGGCCGATATTAACTATGATGCAGTTGCAGTAGGTGTAGGTGCAGATAGACGTATAGGTACAAGTCATACAGAAGTTACAAAACAAAGAGGTTATGGAGGACATTGTTTTCCAAAGGATATAAAAGCAATAATTAATACTGCAAAAAAGTATGAAGTTAATTTAAGCATACTTGAAGAAGTACAAAGTTATAATAAAGATATAAGAAATGAAGATTGATATAGACGATATAAAATTCTGGATGGACGCAATTCGTAACAGCGAGGATCGTGATCGCACACTTGAAAGCTTCTGGGGAGGACAGCTTAAAAGTAAGTTGTGGTTAATTGAATTTCTTGAAAAGCATAAGGCAGTTAGAAATGCAGAGTGCGTAATACATGGTGGATGGAATGGCGTGTTGGCTAGTATGATATTCAATAGTGAACTAGGAATGAAACATATTACAAGTATTGACATAGATCCTAAGTGCAAAGAAATTGCCAGTACAATGAACAAGCGTCAAGAGATAGACGGATTGTTTACAAGTGTAACTGCGGATATGTGTGATTACGAATACGAGAGAGAACCTTATTTTGTTATCAATACAAGTTGTGAACACATAACACAAGAGCAGTATGAAAAGTGGTTAGACAAAATTCCTCATGGAGCACAAATTGTTTTACAAAGTAATAATTACTTTGAACATGAAGAACACGTAAACTGTATGAAAAGTCTATCAGAATTTAAACGCAAATCTAAACTAGACGTATCAGAAGAAGCAGAACTAGAGCTACCTAAATACACAAGGTATATGCTAATAGGGAGAAAACGATGAAAGTAAGATTAGGTTGTAGAGGTAGCGAACTATCGTTAGCTATGGCAGAACTAGTAACTAAAAAACTAGAACAGCTCGATTGTACTGTAGAAATAATTCCTATAAAGTCAGACGGTGATATCCATGAACATAAAGTTATTGCTGACATAGGAGGCAAAGGAGTATTTTGTAAACGTATAGAAGATGAATTGTTTAACGGAACTATTGATATTGCAGTACACAGCACAAAAGACTTGCCAACT